CGCTCTCCCAATGCCGGCTTGCTCTGCGTGGCGGCAACCGCTTCGCCGTCCCACGTCGCTTGAATGCCTCCGGTCGTTTGCCAAGGGCTCGTTTCGTCCATCGGGCAGGTGAACTGGTTGCCATCCACCGTCACCTGATCGCACTTGGAGAGCAGCGAATCCTCGGCAAGGATCGTCTGCATGATGGAGTTGCGGAAGTCGGGCGGGACAGCGAAACCACCGTCAGCGCCGGAACCTTCATTGCCGTAGGTCGTGGCGGCGGCTAGGCGTTCGCTGCGAGCCAAGCGCGGGTCGATTTCACCGCCGCGGCTGCAAGCCTTGGCCACGGCCCAGGCCATATCGCCGAGACTGCGGAAGCCGCCGTTCTTCGAGTTCTTGAATTCATCGACGGCACGAATATCTGTCGTCGGCTTGCGGCGTGGGTTGCCGTTGGGGCTCAGGCCCTCCTCTTCGCTCGGCTGTGCCGGCTGGTCGGCCTTGGTGATGCGGCCCTGCGGTTTGGCAAGCCGCTGCTGCTGATCGGCGAGCTTCTCCAGGCGTTCGATGTGCGTGACCGTCTCATCGAAAGACTCGGAGTTGCGGTCAAAAAGCGCCGTTTCTTCGGCGGTCAAATCCCGCCTTTCGGCGTCGGCCTTGGCCTTGATTGCTTCGTTTTCAGTGAGCAGCAGCGGGAGCCGCTCTTTCAATTCGTCGAGTTGCATTTGCGTGACCCCTTGGGGCCGCGCAAATAAAAAGGCGCGGCCGGTTGAACTGGTTGGTTCAACGGGTCGCGCCTTTACACGTAAAGTCGCTATTCCGTTCTTTCGGCAATCGCTGTTCCGGTCACGCCGAGAACGCGGGCTGCCTGATGCTTAAAACTCTATTGCATGATCCTCGCCGTTGTCAATGCCATTTTCTGCAAATGCAATATCCTTGCATCTAACTGCGGTGTTGGCCCCTTTGGCACCGGCTCGCCGAACTTGCGATTGAGGTAGCGTTCCACGTAGGCGGCCAGCCGGGCCTCGATCACGTCCCGCGGTTGGTCGAGAAATACGGCGTCGAGCAACTGTTCGCCCTTCCACAGCACGGCCAGCGGCAGTCGTTCAACGTCAACCTTCGCCGACAGCAACCCGTCCACCGCATCCCCGGTATCGACAATATCGGAAGCGTGGAGCACGGTCGGACGCCAGAGCGGCGGGAGCGGGTTGCCTTCTTTATCGGTCAATTGCTTGCCATCTTTATCCAGTTGTTCTTCCTGGTCCGCTTGCACGACGATAGAGGAACTGAGGGCGTCGGGGTCGCTCTCGGCAAGGTCCATTACATAAAGACCTAGTGGCCTGCCGCCTTCCGGCGGCGTGTCGAGAGCCGTCTTGTCAAAGTGAAGGCTGCCGCGAACGGCCGCGACTTTTTTTCCCGTGCGGGCATCAATCGCTGAATCCATAAACGGATCGTGGGTACGACCCAGAAACTTTCCTAAGCCGTCGTTGCTCATGTCCGGGTGCGTGAAGCGAGACTTCAGGCCGCCGGATTTGGCCTTGGCCAGCGACATGATTGTTTGCAGCGCCGCCACGTCGAACTCACCGCGGCCTTCGCTCTTGAACGGCCCCTCTTGGGCAATCACGTAGCCGCGAAGAATGTTCTTCTCGCGGTCCACGCCGATTGCTTTGGATGATACGCCGGCGCGAAGCCAGTCTGGTTTGGATTTCATGGTGGGCATTTACGCTGCTCCCTTCGCGGACGCTGCCGCCAAAATGTAGTCCCGCAGTTCCAACGCCTTCGCCTCTGGAGGCTGGTCGGAGCCAAGGGATTCAAAGTGCTTGGTAAGAAATAGAGACACGGCTACGTCAACGGCGGCCGGGTGAGAATCGAAGCAAGCACCCAGCACGCCAGCGGCCGGCAAGATGATTTCCCGGCTATAGTCGCGGTGTCTGGCAAGCCACGCGGATAGCGCGTCGCCGTCCAGGTTCTTGGAATCATTCTCCCGCTTCAGCATTCGCCGGCAGGCATCCACCAGCACGGCCATACTCCGCTCTTGGACGCGGGCCAGCGGGGCGTTATCGGCGGGGGGCGTCTCTTCGGGCGGGTTATTAGTAGGGGCCGGCTTGGGCGGCTGCAAATCCTTGCCGACGTCCTCCAGAGGGACCATCGCGCTTTGCATGTATCGCTTGTCGCCATCGGGTCCGATGCCGGGATAGCCCAAATAGCGGCGGCCTTCGTTGATCGAATAGACCCCGCTGAAAATCATCTCCTTGACGTGTTGCGTGCGGGCCGCAGTATCGCCGCGTTCTCGCTCGCTCAGGTCAATAACGGTAGCCAGCGTCGATTGATTGTTGCGCCCGAATAGCTTTATGTCCGCTTCCGACTCGCCGCGTTCAGCCCACGGCCGCAGCGTATCCTGTACGAACTCTAGGCCCTGATGCTCAATGTTGTTGTTCGTGCTCCGGCTGAGGTCCGCCACCATATGCGGCGGCACGCGGAAGATGCGGCAGACCATCGACGGGGTGAGCTGCATTTGCTCGACAAGCTGCGACTCTTGCGGCGGCAATCCGGTCTGCGACCACTTCATCCCCTCTTCCAAGATCGCCAGCGTGCGGCGGTTGCTGGGTCCGCGGTGGCGGCGGTTCCAAGATTCCTCCAGGTTCTTTCGTGCCGGGTCGCTCAGCCGTGCCGGGTGTTCGAGAATCCCGCCCGGCGTCGAATCGTTGGCGTTGAACGAGGTGGCGTTTTCCTCCTGCGCCATCGCCAGGCCAATCGTGCGGGCGTGCATCCGAATCACGGACCAGCCCACTAAGCCATCTGGCGAAGGCCCCATGAGGTGAAACATATCGCGGGGCAAAAGGTAACTAGGCGGCTCCCCATCGTTCTGCACTTCATACAAAAGCGTTCCGGCTTTGTTCCGCACGACTCGGACTCGACTTGGGTGCAATTGCCACAGAGCTATCGCCCTTCCAGAGAAATCCCGCTCGATTTCAGCGTAGCCGTTCCCCCAGCCCAAGGCCCAGGCCCACAGCGTTTCGCGGAACGCGAAGGCTTGTGTCTCGTCATTGGCCGCGAAGTTCAGCAGCCAGTTAAGCGGATGGTTTTCTAGCGGGTCAATCGCGCCGTCTTTCGTGATCCGCCCGACGCGCCACGGCATCCCGGCCAACGATTCGGAGATTACCCGGATGCAGGCCCACACGGTTGACTGGGTGAGCGCCGTATCTTCGGTAACGACCACGCCGCCCGTGCTCCGCGTCGGTAGGTAGAACATCCCCCGCGTGCCGCTGTATTCCGGGTCCGTTGGTTCAGTGCGCGGCGCGAGGGCCTGGGCCTTCTTTTTGGCCGGTGGTTTTTTCGGCTTCGTCGCCCGCTTAGTCGTCATCGTCCCTCCAGTCGCCGCCCCACTCGACAGGCTTGTTAGGATCGCCAGCGGGCACGGTCGCTAGGGCGGGTTGCGGCTCGGTGGTGGTGCCAAGGGAGACGATGCCGCGGGAGTCGTACACGGAGCCGATTTGCTCAGCCGTTGCCGCCCGCCCCACCGCCATGACCGCCGCTACGATGCCGTCGATACGCTCGGTGGATTTCTCTTTGGAGGGGCGGAAGTTTTCGTGGTCGTCAAAGACTACTGCGACGTTTCCGGCCATCCACTCCAAAACGGGGTTGCCGCCGTGCTGAATTTGCCCGTTAGTCAGCAGCCTGTCGAAAATCTTGGTTGGCGGTCCCATGCTCGGCATCCCCGGCCGATGCTCGACAAGGCGATTATCAAAACCATCGTCCTGCAAATCGCGGTAGAGTCGTTGTGCGTTCCACGGATCAAAAGCGATTTCCTGCACCGAATATGTCCGCTCCATGTCATTGATGGCCTTGCGAATGGCCTGATCGTCAATGCTGCCGTCGTGCGTGAATTCCAGATATCCGTCGCGGTGCCAGGTGCGGTAGGGAACGTGGTCCATCCGCTCCCGCTTGTGGGCGCTATCGCCCGGCACCCAGAAGCGGCAGAGCAGGCAGAAGGTTCCATCCGGCCTGGGGAAGGCGGCCACGAGGGCTGTCAGGTCGCTCTTGGACGACAGGTCCACCGCAATCCAGCACTTCTCGCCTCGCAACTCCGGCAGCGGGTCATTACCCAGCCGCCACTTATCCATCTGAATCCACCGCACGGCCTGCTCGGTCCACTGGTTCAGATACAGATTTCTAAAGGTGTTTTCGTAGGCGAAAGAATCCTTGGCCTGCTGGCACTCCTGACGCAGAAAGTCTAATCCAATCGTGACGCCTAAGTTGGGGTTGACCTTATGCCAGACTTCCTCATCGTCCCACGGTGCGCCTTCGGGTAGTTCGTAGATGCAAGGCAAGATATAGTCGGCTGGGTTTTGCCCGTCCCTAATCTGGCGGGCAACATTCCAGACCTCGAAGCAAATTGAATGGAGGTCGATTCCGGCCGTGCTCATCGTCAGCATCAGCGGATCGACTGAGGTTCCGAACGCCGTCTTTGCCCCATCCCAGGTATCGCGATTGTGCTGGAGATGTAGCTCGTCAAACGCCACACAGGCCGGCTTCGTTCCGTGGAAGATTCCCTTCTCATTCGGAACGGCCCGGAAGTACGAGCCTCTAGCCTGAAACGTCATGCGCTTTGTCGAGTCGATAATTTTCAGGTGCTTCGACAGGAGCGGCTGAGACCGCACCATGCGGGCGGCCATGTTGAATACTAGCGAGGCTTGGTCACGAGTCTCGGCAGCGCAGTAGTACTGGGCACCGGAGCGGCCATCGCCAATCAATTGATAGAGCAGCAGGCCGGCAACGAGCGTTGACTTCCCGTTCTTGCGTGGCGTGAATAAGTCGGCCTCTCGATATCGCCGGCTGCCGTCCGCCCGCTTCCAGCCGAACAACGTGGCAACGAAATCCTGCTGCCAGGGCTGTAAGACAATCGGCGTCCCCGCCCGGCTGAAAGGTGTATCGTCCGGGTGGCGAAGAATCTCGGGAAAGAAGTCCACCGCCCGCGCCGCCTCTACCCCGTCCCATACGCAGTCCCCGGCCGTGCGCAGCGGGTCGTACCCGGCGATAGAGGTGGGCGGATTGGGGATGGAGCGGGTCAACCAGTCACCTT